TATATACATCTTCAAGTTTATTTAAAACATCTTCTCTAACCTTAATTTGCTTTTCATAATCTTTTAGAGCTCCTTGTAATACATCTAAATGTTCTTCAAGATCTTCTAAACGTGATTCATTAGGAGTGATGTCAAAATCTTCTGTTGTAGCTATGATTTCTTCTAAAGCATTAAACTCAGCTTTATAGTTTGGTTTTGCTTTTAAGAAGTTAGGATTTGCTTGTAAGAAGTCAACCCATTGCTGTCCTTGTGGAGAAGGAACATTGAAATATCTTGATTCAAAGTTTTTAATTAACCCACTAAGATATTTGATAGCAGACTTAATTGCATCTCTAGTAGCATCCATTAATGAACTAACCATATTAATTTGTTTACCAGTTTCTTCAACTAGTATATTCAAATCAATTAATTCATCATTTAATTCATCTATGAATTCTTTTGTTGATGTAGGAAGTTCTTCCATACTATCAATAAGTTGTTCAATGTATTCTACATTTAATTTTAATTCATCATCTACAGTGTATAGTTCTTCTAACTCTTGTTGAAGATCTTGTTCCATTTTTGATAATTCTTTTAATTGTGAAATAGCATCAAAAATAGTTTCTTTGAGTGTAAACTTTTTAAATCTTTTATCTTGAGGATTTTTATTAGTTTCAATCTGATCAGTTACATCAGTTATCTGTTTTCTTAATTTTTCTAACTTTTGAGTTTTCTCAGAAATTAGTTTTTCTGTATTTTCTTTTTTACCTAAAACTTCTTCATACAATTGATTAAGAACATCTTCTCTTCTTTGTAATTTTGCTTGTACACTAGCAGATGTTGTTTTTCCAAAATCATCTTCTGCTTTTTGTTGAGCAGGACTTAAGTCTCCAATATGTTTTAAAATAGCATGTTTATATTTTTTGTCTTTAGGAACAACCATAGATCCATCTATCTCTTTTCTAACTATGGTTCCTTTCTCATCTTTATATACAAAAAATAGTTTATCTTTTAAACCATTATCAGTTTCTTCATATTCAAGTCTTCCTCTTACAGGAACTCTTTTTCCTTCTGCATTTGTTATCTTCTTACCATAGAACTCAAATACAGAGTTCATGTGCTCTAAGTAATACTTAGCCACTTTGTTTTTTAATGTAGAAGAAACTTTTGCTAATTTATAATCTTCTAATTCTTCTTTAGATATATCTCTTATATCTCCTTTAGCATCTTTTATTTTAATTGTACCATCTTCATTTTCTGCAAGAACAGTTAATGTAGGAATTCTATAAACTTCTTTTCCATCTTTAGAATAAAAAGTTCTTCTACCTAAAAAGTATTCTGTACCTATTTCAATATTTCTTTCTCCAGATTTTGTTTTAAGTTTAACTGTTGGTTTAGAAACAATGTTTCCTTCTGCATCAATTACATTTCCTTCTACGTCAACTATTTTTCCTTCAGGAAGTGCTAGTAAGTCTTCCTTTGTATATTCATATGGTTCTTCTTTAAATTCTTGTGGACCATTTAAAATACTATTATACTGATCAATCATTTCTTTTCTTCTCAAAGAAATTTCAGCAAGATCATATAAACTATTTTTAAAATCTTTTTTAACATCATCAGTTACATCTAATTCATCTATAGAAGCTAATACTTTTCTAATATCTTCTACATCAGATCCCTCTTGTTGAAATAATGCATTTAAAAAAGATTGTGTATTTACGCCTGATGGTATTATAGAATTAGCTACACCTGGTATACGATTATCATAATCTTTAATCTTTGCTGCAGCATAAACAAGTTTATCAATTACATCATCTGTGTATTTAATTTTTCCTTCATCATCTAATTGGTTTTCATATTTATCATTTATAGAATCATATAATGAATTTACATTTTTAGAAAATTCTTGTAAATCATTTATTCTTTTTATAAATTGATCTCTTGTTTCATTGCTATTTGCAATTCCTCCTGTTACTAATTGTCTGAACCCATCAGGATCCATAGCTTGATTTTTATATAAATCTAATTCTCCTGTTACAGAATCAAATTTTCCATATTTAATTCTAGGCATCAAATAAGAAAGTGTAAAATCAGTTTCATAATCTTTTTCAGAAAGCACATCGTTATTAACAATTGCTTGCTGTCTTAGTTTTTGAGAACCAATTCCTCTACCTAAATAACTTAAACCATCTTTTAATTGTTTTTCAATAGTTGTTTTATTAAGTGCATTTACTGCTACATCAGTGTTAGCTTGTCTTTCTCCACCTGTACCAAACAAACCTTGTTGAGCAATTGTTCCAGACTTACCAATACCAACTCTTGTTTTACCTTGTTCATTTTTATATGTTCCAATAATACCACCTTGTTGAATTCCTCCTGATATACCTCCAATTAATATACTTTCTAATCCTTCTTTAGTAGTTAGAGTTTCATATATACCTTCACCAAGTACATTTTGCATAGTACCATTTATTGTACTAAGAAAATCATTAGTCTCTTCTCTATTTTTACGAGCACGTTCAAAATAATTAGTTACACCTGTTTGTATAGATGATTGTACACCTTCTTCAAAAGCTTCTGAAGGAGCAAATAAAACTTGACCAACTCCTTTAACTTTTTGAGCAAGTCTTCCAAATGTAGTAGTTGGAACTAACTGTTTGAATAAACCAGTTTCTGCATCTTTACCAATACTATTAATCATAGCTTTATCAGCCTTTCTAGAACTTCCCAATATTTTTGGTAGTTGTATATAGTTTGTACCTGTTAACAATAAACTATTTGCTCCCCATATATACATACCTACTTGATCAGCAGATTTATTAATTTTATCTAATGCCTCTCCTGTAGGTTCTTCTCCATAAATATTTTTATATTCATCAATTGCATTTTTTCTATAAGTATTCATTCCTTGAAGACCTTCTATAGAAGCTTCTCCAAATGTACCCATTGTAGAAGTTAGAATTCTATCAGAATCTTTTAACACTGATGCTATTGGAGATTTAATATATTTTTGAGAAAGACTTCCTAATGCATTTTCAAAAGCAGAAAACTTTTGTAAATTAGGTGCAGCAGACATTGCTTGTTCAATAGCTGTAGCAGTTTCCATACCTCTACCTGCTTGAACTAATTTATTTGTAAGACCAATAGATTTGAATAAACTTCCCCAAGCAACCCCACCACCAATTGCTCCTACAGAATAACCAAGATTTTTTAATACTTTATCAGACCAAAAGTTTGCTGTAAGAACATTATCTGGAGACCACCATTTAGCATCTTTTTCTTGACTTGAGTAATAGTTAGGAGCATAGTCCTCCATGTATTTCATTGCATCATCCATCCCTCTTGTAACAGGGTTATCAATTAGTGATGCAAGTCTTTGATCTTTTATAGATGCTCCTATTCCATAAACAAGACCAGCTGTACCAGAAATAAAAGATGTTGTTGCAGTGCCTAATAGCTTCAATGAACCATTAGCCCATCTCTCACCAGCAGTTTGACCTTGAGCAGCCATCTCTTCATAGTTTGTTCCAGGTAGAGTTTGTTTATATCTATTACCTATATAGAAAGAAGACAGTGGTATATCTGATACGCCTAATTGTTTAGGATTAGCTAATGCTTGATTCCATGTATCACGAGCAGATATTTTTTGTCCTGGTTCACTCTCATTTCTATCAAAGTCTACATCTCCTACAATTGGTGTAACAGGAAGACCTAAAGCAACTGCTTTTCTATTTACATAGTTTTCTTTATCTGGTTGAAGCATAATTATTAGTTTGGATTTGTCATTAAACCATTAACAAAAGTAGGTGTAACTACGTTTTTAAGACTTGTTATTAAATTTTCTAAATTCTCATCACCATTTAATTGTATTGGATTAGGTGTTGTTTTTCCATCAGATACATATATAAAAGGATAATATTTACCACCATTATATATAATATTTGCTTGAACATCAAATGTTTTATTACCTTTCATTCCTGGGAAATCAGTCTTATCATAATATGCATCTTCATTAACGTATGTAGATTTATCTGAAGGATCGCCTTCAGAAGTTTTATAGTTATTAAAATTTAATTTATTTCTAAGTGCAGAAGCTTCTTTACTTTCATACAATGAACCAAGATCAATTCCAATGTTAGTAGCTTGATCTGGTGTTAATGTAATACCTGCTTTTCTTTCACTATCTTCGCCATAAGATATTACTTCAACCATAGGATTATTATTTTCATCAAAAATAGTTCTAGCTCCTAATGTAATATCATTAATATCTCCTTTTACATTTTTACCAAACTCTTTATAATCTGGAGATAAATTTCCTGCTCCTGATACAGCTTCACCAGCAAAACGTCTAAGTTGTGCTATTGTACCTTTATCAGTTTCAGCATCTCCTGTTATAATATTAATATTTCTATTTGGATGAATGTTATAATGTTGTTGTATAATTTCAGCTTTTTTCTGAATCCCCTTTGAATAAACCTCATTATTTAACATGCCTTCTATAGAATGAACTTGATTCCAATTTCTAGTAGTTCCTCCCCATCCTTCAGATTGATATCTTAGTCTATCAGGAATATTAGCTAATTCTTTTAAACTTCCAAAGAAACCATCCCCTTCCATGCGAGTAGCTTTACCATTTTGATCTATAGTAACATTTTCATTATCTTTAAGATATGCTTCTGCTAATGCTCCTTTACCTCTTTTAGTTAATCTAGCAAGAGCAAATTTTGATTCTTCTTCAAGAAGTCTAGAATCTTCTCCACCAAATATAGATTGCATAAATCCTAAATTACCTTTTTTATAAATTGCAAGATCAAGCATGTCTTGTTTATCTACTGTATATTTTCTATCATTATAAGTAATAACTTGTGGTTTAAAATCTGTCATTGCAATTTTATTACCTACTTCTCCAAGTTCAGCTTTCGTTTGTTTTTTAATTCTTTCATTTACTATTAATTGACTATCAAAGATTCGTTTAGAATTTCTATATGTTTGATATGCATCAGCAATGACTGGACGAGCAGCTTGTTGTTCAGGAGTTAATTTTTTATATTCTAAAGATGCTTTACTTGACCAATATGATTTATATTCTTCTGGAGTTTTGTTAGAAACTTTAGCACCATTGTTTATTAATAAAGCAATAGCTTGATCACGTTTCATTCCTTTATCCATCAACCCTTTTAGTTTAACACCATTGTTAGGAACTTTTGAAAAAATAGTTTCCCAAATAAATGAATCTGATGCATTAGAATAATCATTTGCTGCATTTTCAAAATCAGTAGCTTGTACTCTCATTGTTTCAATAGCAGCAGACTGAGCAGCTTGCTCACTAGGTATACCTCCAGGACCTGAACCAAGTCCTCCATCAGCTCCACCTAATGTTTGTTTCTTACCTTTAGCAGCAATCAAAGCAAGTTCTTTTGCTTGTGCTAATGAATCATATTGATATTGTTTAGTGTCAGCATGTTCTATTTTTCTTTGACGTAATGTTTGTGCAAATTCAGATTGTCTATTTGCTTCTGTTTGCATTTTCCAATTTTGGTTCCACTCTGGATTCTCCATTACTTGAGACTTATCTTTAATTTGTCCAAACATAGTTGTATACCTAGCTGAAACATCATCTTTATATAAAGCTCCTCTTACACCATCTGGATTAGTCATAGCTGATTTAGCATAATCATCATAAGAAGATGAAACAGTTGTCATTTTACTTGTTAGATCATCAATGTCTTTTTGAACATCCTTGCCCATACTTTTTTGAAGAATGAGTTCATTTATTTGATTTTCATAACCACTGACTATAGATTCTTTTTGTTGTATAATCTTTTCTGAAAGTTGATTAGGATTTAAGTTTCTATAATTGTATTGGCCTGTAATATCTAATTGTTGACCAACTCTAGCATCTGAAAAGATTTGTTCTAACGTTGCTTTAACTTTAGGAGGAAAAATTCCTTCCTTCTCCATTCTAGTCATTGTAGGTGATAGTATAAGATTACCTTTAGCATCTTTTGAAGGTTTACCATCAGCTCCTAATTGATATATTTGATCATATGAAAATCCATCTGGTTTTACAGCATCGAATGTTTCTCTAGCAAACTTATCTACATCAAAATAAGAAATATAACTAGCATTAAAATTTTCTCCTATATCACTTGAATTTAAATAATTTTGTGCACGCTTATTAAAGTATTCAGTGTTAGCAGGATTTGATTTACCATCCTGTATATCTTTTTCTATTCTACCTTGTTCTTTTCTTAATTTAGCTGTAGAAGATACAGCAGTTTGTATATTGTTATCTTTTATAAGAGAGTTTGTCATTCCATTTACAGAGTTGACCATTTGCGCATTAGAGAAATCTGCCATTGCAAATATTCTTGTATCATTACCCAATTGATTAAGTTTAGATTGTAGATATGCTTTATCCACATCTCTACTAACATCAAGTCCTGCAATGTTATCAATGTTTGTTTGTATCTTTTGTATACCCTCATCGTATTGCTTTTGTTTTTGCATACCAACTTTAACCATAGCGTCAACAGGAAGTTGAGCTACATAAGGGTTAAAGGTTCCAAGCAATTGAGGATTATCTGTAAATGATGCCATGAGCTTTTTATTTTGTTACATGTGTGTCACATGTGATTAGCAAATTTAATAGAAAAAATTAGAACTACCAATACTTGTAATAAATATTGGTAATTCTTTATAATTAAAATAGTTATAAATTTTTGTATGAGCTTACAATTGAACCATTTTTATATTTTATTTTACCACCATTCTTTTTATCACCAATTCCAGTAGTTCTACCTGCAGCATCTAGTGTATCATCAGTGGTTGTTTGAGTTTGTCCAATAGGTTCATATCTTAAAAAGTTTCCTTGTTTATCATATACCTCACGCATGTTAGCAGTTTGATTGCCTTTATTATACATATTAGGAATATTAGCTTGCCAAGGAGCGTTCATGTTTATAGCTCTTCCTGATGGATCATATCTGTAGTTGTATAAGTTCTCATATATACCAAGCTCTCTGTTCTCAAGTTTGTTCTTAGCATACTTATCAGAAATAGAATTCAATGCAGCTTGTGTTACAGCTTTTGTATTGCTCTTAGCTTGCTCTTGTCTTGTATATTGTTGATCAAATATTGATAAGTTTTTAAGCTTAGCATCATTTAATGTTTGTCTGTTTTGATCATATACACCCATCTTCATTGCTTGATTAGCTCTGAACTGTTCTCCTAGCACTCCTGTATTAGCTGCATATTTCTGAGCATTTAATATTGATTGTGCAGCAGGATTATATCCAACCATTTTTTGTGTAGCATTATAATCAGCTTGATTTGCATTTAATTGATCTTGATATGAAATATCATATGGTGTAGCAAGGTCAGGTTGATATCCTTGTGCTTGTACAGGCTCTAATTGATTACTAGACAAAGCATACATCTCTCCCATTAATTGATCATAGTCTAGTCCTTCTTGATCTGTAGGTCTAAAGAATGGAAGTACTTGTCCTGCAAGATCTAACCAAGGATTTCTTTTTTGAGCATTTACATCATATACTTTATCTTCATCTTCTACTTCTAAATAATCTGCTTCAGTAGAACCTGGAGTTTCTTGTTTAGCATCTTCCAACTTTCCACTTATATATTGCTGACCTACAATTGTAACCTTACCATCTTTGTCTGGTAATATTCTTGCATCTGAACCTATTTCTTTTGCTTTTTCATTAAATTTATTTGCAGCATCATTTACAGCGTTTGGATCTTTTGCATCAAACTTACTCCAATCATACCATTTATTATTGTTTTTAAAATCTTCAAATTCTTTTTTTGTAATTTTATTTGATAATCCAGTAGTAGGATCTACACTTTGTCCTTTAGGAATATACCCTAAAGCACTTGCAGATTTCTTTTGTTCACTTGTAGCACTTTTAGATTTTACTCTATAAATATTTTTAGGATTGGATGGATCTACTTTATACTCTCCTGATTTAAGCAATCTTTGTCTTTCAGCTTTTGTAATTTTTTTACCTTCATTATCTATTGTTGTTCCTGTTTCAGCTTTTTTGATTGTCTTACCATACTCAGCATATTCTTGTAAAGCTTCTTTATCAACTTTCACTCTACCTCTTGCAAGATCATCAGCAACTAAACCATTTTCTTCTGCTGTATCATTAATGGCATTTTGTAAATAAGCTGCATTCATTTTCTTACTAGCTATATCCTTAAGTTTCATATTAGCTCCTTCTATACTAGCCTGTAATGAAGTTAATTTTAATTTATCAAACTGAGTTTGTGGGTTCAATGCATTAAGTTTATTTGTAGAAGACTCTACAATTTTATTTTGTTTAGCTTCTATTTTAGATAAATCATTAACATAGTTTTTAAACTTCTTACCCTTGGCATTAGGATCTCCTAATAAGTCTATATATTGATTTGGTATTTTTAAATTACCATATACTGTTAAATTCTTTTCACCATTAGCATCTTGTAACTCTGCAGCTGGTTCTCCTCTTTCCACTTCTACATCAGCATCAGCTTCTTGAGTTCCATATTCAGCATAGTCTGTATAACTATCTTTTGCACCTTTGCCATATTTAACACCTATACCTGTGTTACCATTACCATCAGATTCATCATGTGATTTTCCTCTAAACATAATAGTTTCACCAGTACCTGGCATATATGGATTATGTGAAATAGTTTCAGCATGTCCCCCCCATGTAGTTTTAACTTCACCACCCATAGCATATTGTTCCATACCTCTATTACTAATAGGTGTATACTCTCCTCTAATGTGACCTCCTGCTCTTAATGATTGCATTCCATCATGAGCATAGTCATATACTTCTTGTTCACTAAGACCACCAAAAGAAGCTATAACTTGTGGGTTATATTCAGGATTCATATATCCACCTTCTTCGTAGTTAGCAATGTTTCTACCATTTCTTGCATGTGCTTGATATGGAGCTATTAAACCAGGAGCCATTTTATTATATGCTATATTTTCAATATTTCTTTTTGTTGCAGCTGTGTCTCTTTTAATTGCTTTTGCATATGGATCAAGTGCATTTCCTGCTATAGTGCCAACAAAAGTTCCAACTGCATTACCTGCTGGTCCAAAAGCACTCCCTAAAGCTCCACCAACTGTACCACCAATATTACCACCAGCATTTGTTTCACCTGTCATCCCTGCTGCAGTTGAACCAATTGCTCCCCAAGGAGTGCTTCCTGCTTCACCTGCTCCAGAGAAACCACTTCCTCCTCCACTCAAGCTATTCATGTAATTACTAAACCCACCTTGAGCTTTAGGAATATCTCCACCTCTATAATATTGTTTTACATTAGAATCATTTAATGGTTCATAACCAAGATTGTCATATAAATAACCTGGAGCATATGTGTTTTGTATTTCTCCACCACTTCGATACATTGTAAAATTAGGAACATATCCTGGTCCTATTTGTTTTGCAGCGTTTCCAGGTAATTGTTTAGCAGCTCCAGTACCTATTCTTTTAGCACCTTCTCCTAAATAACCAGCTCTCCTAACAAACTCTCTTGCTGCAGGAAGTCCTTTTTCATATGGTATATATTTAGTATATTTAAGTTTTCCTAATGCAGGTAATGCCTCTGCAGCTTCTATTACTGCTTTTTTGTATTCTTCTTCACTTGCATAGTCTGAAGCATTGCCTACAGCATTTGCCCAGTATGCAGGATTTCTAAGTGCCAACACTTGATCAAAAGCATTTTTACTATATTTAGAAAATCCTTCAGGAGGTAGTTCTCTATATTTAGCATAATTAGCAAATGTTTGCAAAGGATTAGCTAAACGTTCTCCAATTCTAGTAACCATATTTCCTTCATCAGGAACACCTATGTTACTTTTTGATGGTTTATATTTAGGTTTACCTTTAAAATACTCATCCATAGTTAATGGTTTTTTAATAGGTGTCAACCTTCCTGTAGGTGTATCTGTATGTTGTACAGGTGTACGTCCTTGAGATTTACTTTTAGGAGCTTCTCTTCTTAGATTTTCTTTTTTAAACCTAGGATCATTTAACTCACTTAATAGTTTTGTATTATCTTTTGCAGAACCATTTGTATATCCAAGTCTTTTAGCTTCACTCCATGGAAGTCCTGTTTTTTGAACCCAGTTATCTCTAGCAGATTTAGAATCAAAATTTGATGGTTTTTCTTTAATAGGCATTAAAGCATCAACTTCAGGAATCATTGGTGCTCTTCCCATCATACCTCCAGGAATTTCTGGAGCAATGTCAACAGAACCTGCTTCTGATGTTCCTGATTGTGCTCTTCTAATTATTTCACCATCTCTAGCAAGAACATTTGTTCCTACACCATATGTAGGAAACATTTGATTTGGTTGAATAGACACATCTTCAGGACGTACATATCTTCTTTGTATTTGTTCAGGTCTAGTAGCAGAAGCTGTTAATTGTAAACCACTTACTGTTTTTTGTTGTTTAGCTGCTTTAGCTGCTTCTTTCTCAGCTTTTAATCCTTGTATTCCACTTATAAGACCTCCTACAATAGGAACAGCTTTTAATGCATTATTAAGAAATCCTGCACCACCACCACCACTTGGAGCATCGTGTGCTTGTTGGTATTGATACCCAGGAGATCCCTCAAGACTTGCATCTATTGGAGGTGGATAATATCCACCACTGTAGCCACCTGGTACTTCTTCACCACCATATGCTCTAGGAATATATTTTCCATTTCTACCCATACCCATATCAGGCATGCCACCTTCTTCTTCACCACCAGGAGCACCTCCACCAATCATCCCTAGAAGTTTTTCCATACCAGAAGAACTAGCTTTATTTGCTTTTAACTCTTGTTCTTTATAAGTAGCTTCTTGTCTTTCTTTTTCTGTAAATCCAGTGATTAATTTATCAGCATCATCATAATACGTTTGATAGCTAATTGGTTCAGCATTAGCCATAGTATCACCTCCTATGTAAGCTCCTATTTCAGCTTTCTTAATAGATCTAGCTTCAGGGTGAGCTTTGAAAAAAGCTTCCTGAGTAGGGTACTTTTTGTAGAAGGATTTTTCATCCTTACATTTAGCGATTTTTAAAAATTGTGCTTTCATAATTATAAAGTATCTAACCAGCCTCCTGGTTGTTGGGTATTATAGTTTGTAAAATTAAGGAGATTATCCAAGTTTACCAAACCTTTTTGTTCTTGTCTTAATCCATTCTTAGCCATAGGCACATACTCATCTTTATCATTAAGTTGAGCAATGCTATTCATTAAATAAATAGCATCTTTATCTGAAAATCTATTAAAAAATCTTTTTATAGTTTGGTTATTTTTATATTTTTTCTTTGCTGCATTATATAATTCTGGTGTAAATTCTTCTTTACCAGTATCATATAATTTATCTTTTTTTAAATGATAACGAAGTACATCCATATCTGCTTTAGCTTCCTCTGGATCTTTTTCATGTTCCTGTTTATTTTTATTTCTTGAGTTAATTTCAGTTACTTCATTTTTATTTAAAGTTAAATTACTTTTATTTCTTGGAGATAATGCACTTACTGCATGTGATAACTCATGAGTTTTAATATCTTCAGAAGTTGATCCTGGATAAAGTTTTAAATCAAATTCATCATAATCAACTGTATTTGTTTCAGGAGTATAATATGATCCTGTGTTATTTGCTGTAAATCCTCCTGTATCTTTGATAGTATTTAATTTTGTTTTCATTAAATGTTTACTTCTATCAGATACTACTTTATCAGGATTATTATAATTTTGTAACTCTAATCTTTCTTTATACTTTGGAGAGTTAATATAATCATTATAAAATGTTTTTATTCCATTTTGAGCCATAGGAAACTCTGTAACCTTCTTTCCTTTAAACTTATAGTTCTTTCCTGGCTTCATTAGTTTTGTATCTCCTGTATCTGATATACCAAGAACAGGATAAGGAACTCCTTGCATTGTTATATATGGAGAATTTATTTCTGTTATCTCTCCTGGGTGATCCCATTGCCCCCTATCATCTTTAATGATTCCTCCTTGTTTAAATTGCATGTTTTCAAATAAAGGACCTCTTGTTTTATTTACCACATCTTGCATATAGTAACCAGGATTAGAAATATATCCTGGATTTATATCATAAATATCAAAAACACCTTTATCTTTATTAAACTTAAAATTTTCAATATTTTTAACATCTAGTTGAATGCCTTGATCTCTAAGTTGTCTTGCTTGTTTTAAAAATAAAGCATATCTATCTCTTTTATTTAAGTTTAAATTTTCAGCAGCTACTTGATTTAAATTAGGCATAGTCATAACTTCTTTTGTCTTTGGTCCATATCCTTGATACAAAGAAGGTATTTCAAAATATTCTACTTGTTCTGGAACAGCAATATTTGCATTTTGTTTTATAGACTTTAATTTTTCTATAAGTTCAGGTGTCCAATTTGAAGCACCTGTTCCTCCAGCTGACATAGGATTTCCTAATTTTATTACTTTAGATGCGTCATTTGGTGATTCAAATACCTTTCCATAATTTCCACTACCTAACTTATTTTCAAGTCCTAATTCTTTTGCTAATTCTTTTTCATATAATGGTACTCCTTCTAAATATTCTTTTTCAGTAATCTTTTTAGAAAAAACTAAATCCTGAAGTTCTTTTTCTTTATTTTGTATTTTTTCAAAATACTCTTTACCCCAATTTATTTCTGAATCAAACTGAAGAGGATTATTTTTTTCTTTAATTAATCCATAAGTATCTTGTACATTATCAGCTTGTTTTGCCATTCTTGCAACATCATCCCCTGCATTTATTTTCATACCTCTTCCTGGTAAAGGCGTTGGTAAAGGATTCATTGCTTCACCTATAACTCTCAATGGTCCTGCATTAGGATTTCCTATCATAGCAAGAGCTGTATTCAAAGCTGCACCTGGAACTTTTCTAACACCATAGTTAAAACTATCAGACATAACATCTAACATTGACATATTAGCATTATCAGGATGATTGTATAATTGAGCAGCACGTAATCTATCATCTTCAGAAGTTTCCATTCCTGGAATACCTATATCACCTAATATTTTTTCTGGTGATTCTAAATAAATTAAAGGTCTACTTCCAATACCAAGATTTTCTTTATCTAATGCTTCTTTATAATTAGCAATTTTATTTATTTCTTCTTGGTTTAATTTTTCTTTAGGATCTAATTGTTTATAAGGAACATATTGTTGTTGTTGCCCTTTTCTATTAACAGGAATTAAAACTTTATTATTAGCAGTCACTACATAGTTCCCACGTTTTTTTACAATATTATTTCCTTTTTTAATTTCACCTAATGTATGTTTTACATTTTTATTTAATTTAATTTTCATGTTTTGTCCAATACCAGTACTTTCACTAACTGTTTCTGTTGGGCGTTCTTTTATTTTTATCTTCTCACCTTCTTCAGCTTTATCATATCCATCTAACCATCCACCATCTTTCATTCCTTTTGGTTTCCAATCTAATCCATTTTGATAATATCTCATCTCTCCTCCATTCTGTGCACTAGGAAGTGTCTTCTTTGCATATGGACCTTCTGATGGAATACCTTTAGTTCTAGCATATGTAAATCCTACAGCTCCTGGCATAGAACCACCCATCTGCATTTTATTAGCTTTCATCATAGGAGCAACTTCCTTATAATGATTAGCAAAGTAATCAGCTTCATCAGCATTTTCAAATCTCATAGCTTCTCTATCAGAAGGAGATGCATTTGGTATAAAGTTTAATATTCCTTCTCCATTATCTTGTAAGTTAGGATAAACATAATTATCTCTATTTGACATATAATGAGTTCCATAAGCTCCAGCACCTTCAGCTTGACTTCCATCAGAGAATCTTTCATTACCTGTAAATATATATTTAGAAGGATTACTAGACATCATACGTTGTGCACTTTTATTTCCTAATGTAGCTTGTGTAGCCATCTTAGATTTCATCATACCTTCCATTGCTGTACGATAATCGTCATAGGTTTCTTCCATCATATTAGGTTCTATTTCTCTAGCATCTTCATCAAAGTAAGTTCCCATTCGATAACCACCTTGTGCTTGAGGAACAACTCCTACTTTTTTATAATTAGGAGTAACTTCTTCAAGCATATTTAAAGGTTTATACATTTTTAAATGATCAGGAAGAGGAACTACATATTCATTTGATTCATTGTGAGAATCATAAACAGCTTTTCCTTCTGGAGTATTTTCTCTCCAGAATTTATACTCATTGACTTGTTTTTGTAATTGTCTATAACCATCAATAGACCATTCATTAGGATTACCAATTTGGTGTTCTATATTTCTTATAGATTTTTCCCAATTTTCTGGTGTATTTAAATTTTCACCATCTTGAGCTTGAGGAACATAATTAACTGGATAGACAGATCCACCCATTTGATAATTAGGAGTTAGCTCTACATCTTGCATTAATTGTTTTAATCTTTCTTGAGCTTCAGGATTTTTACTATTTCCATATTTATCCTGTATAGATTGATTGTATGCATCAGCTGCTCGTTTAGCTTCTAATGCTTGTTCTATACTAAGACCTTGTTGATTGTAATTATAATAATCACTTGGTCCAGACATAGTTTGTCTTTGTGATGTAATATCAAAAGACTTTGGCATTATTGCTTGAGGTCTTATTTGTGGAACATCTGCTTCTATATTAAAATCATTTTGTATTCCTATTGGTTGTAAATTATTTTCTATTGCTTGTATAGGTTTTTGTAATATTACTTGTTTTTGTATTTTAGGATTAGTTACTCCAGCTATATAAGGTTTTTGTCTTAATTTTTCAACATCTTTTGGATTTCCAGAATAAATAACTTCTTGATTTGGTTTTTTAAATATAGGATTAAAAGCTCCTTTATAATAACTTCCTATATCTCTAATTGTAGGATGGTATAAATCAGGAGTTTTCCAATATCCTGTTTCTACAGGTTCTTTAAAAGATAATTTTTCATATTGGTCTATTAAAGCTTTTGCAGCAGGATCATATTTATAAAGATCTTCTTTCTTAGAAAAAGAAGTTTGCCTACCTTGTTTACTAGATAAAAAAGAATCAGCATTAACAGCATTCATCCCTCCTTTATCATATGCTTTTTTAAATCTTTTATCATATTCATTACTAAATTTTAAATATTCTTCATAAGATTTATGAGGTAAAGTATTTGATTTAGAATATTTTACTTTTCCTTTTGGAGCATTAGGAAAACTATATTCTCCTTGTTTATTATATTTTTTAGAAAGTTCATACCCTTTGTAAAGATTAAGACTATCTAAATATTTATGTAATCTAGGATCTGCAGGATCATTTGTAGTAATTGGTTTTAACTTTTTTCCTTTTTGAGCCATAGGTATTTCTCCTCCATCTTCAAACTGTCCTCCCCATGCAGGAGAATAATCTCTACCTACATTGCTATATCCAGTTCCTTGAAAACCTTCAGGAGCAGAAACTTTATAATCATTATAATTCTCTTGGTGTTCTTGCATTGTTCCACCATCAGCATATGAATCTAACCATCCACCATTTCTCATGTTGTTGCTATTGTCTCTTCCACACTCATGGCATATGTACATATCCTTCTTACTAGAATCAGATTTGTTCCATGACCATCCACATGTGCATTTTACTTTACCAGTCATTACTTATAAGATATTTGCGCAGGAGCAATTATGAATTGGCTCACTAAGTGCGTTGTACAATTGTCTTTGAGAATATGTCGTATTTTTAATTCTTTTGCTCTTAGAGGAGATTTTTTAAAGCTTCTAATTCCATAATCCATATTGCTTTCATTAATCACTTTATCAATTGACATGCTTTCACATGACGTATTAAATAATTGAACTTGAGAACTTTTCTCTAAAGCCCAGAATGTATTATACTGATAGAAGTTATCACTCTTTGTATATGTGATTGTTTTACTGTTTGTATTAAATATTGGATATTGATTGTATGCTTTTAAGTTATTCATTGGTTTAGCTACTAGTTCTAATAGTCCTGAACTCTGTTGTCCATTATATAGAACAGCATGTGTAAACCATTTATTATTTGTTTCTATTCTTGTGTTATCATTAAATACACCATCTGGTATAGAGAGATATTCATATGCCTTAGTGTAGTCTTTTACATTCTGCAAGATTTCATCTTGATATTGATAAGAGAAAGGATATTCAATAATGTATTGATCTATTCTTCCATAATAAGAATTATATAATTGTATATTAGTTAGATGTCTCCACAAGCAAGCTGTTGTTGTTTGTATAAATGTTGAATCTGCAACATCATTAATTGTAAATGATTGTAAAGGAAATGCTTTTTTTATAGGACACTTCCCTGTTGATTCTAGATATAATATCAATACATCGTTATTTACAACAAATGCAGTTCCTCTAATAAGAGTTTTTTTAGGTACATCAGTTGCTATTACATTCCCAAAATCATCAGTAATGGTAAATGGTCCAGCATTTGCACCAGCTCTTGTTAATTTTACAATTATAGTTTTTGACATAGCTTTAAGGAGTTGTTGTTGATGTAGTCGTTGTACTAGATGTTGATGTTGATGTAGTAGTACTAGATGATGACGTAGTTGTTGTAGTTGGTTCTATTAAAGAAGTTGATGTACAAGAAACTACCTGTGCTGCTGAATCAATAATTTGACTAGTGATATTTGCATTAAGCAATGGCGTTGCATTATCTGGATTCACTACATATACATTATTACTATTATCTGTAATGTATATTAAACACTCACATTGAAATATAGATGTTGGAATAATACTAGAGCCAATGTTTAAATCTAACTCAATTACGCCTGTAGCATAATCATATTGTGTCAAGTAATAATCAGATGTTACTGTATCTTGATTTATTACAATAAGTTTACTTGCAACTGTATATAACATATTACCTATGGCAGTTCTATCTGTTTGTAAACTAAATTGAACTGTAGAAGTAAATACAGGAGGATTTACATTGCAATCAAGTGTTAGTTCTACAACATCTTCTGGTGTAGCAGAATCATCTATTGCAACTAGTGTTGTATTGTTCAATGCAACTATTCCTGAAGAAGTTGTGAATGTTCCTGGGAATGGTATAGTTGTATTAAATGTTGCACTGAATGGACTCAATGTAATATCCCACATTGAGAATTGTGTTGTTACACTCCATAAATAATTAGATGTCATAGCTATTCCAAAAGAAGAACTATATCCTGGAACATTTAATTCTGTCATATTAGTATTGTCATTTGAATAATAAATATTATTACCTGAACTAAATAATATACCACAACATTCAGGAACACTAATAATTGTTGTTGATGTAGTTGTTGTTAGACAAATACAATATTCTATTTCTGTAATTACTCCTGATTCAACATAATAAGCAAATTGATCAAATTGTGATTCTGAAGTGTAGTACCATCCATCACTAACAAGAGTACAATCATTAGTATCGTCACCATAATATACTACTTGACCAATACTTAATTCTTCTGTAGTAAAATTAAATAAAGTTATAACTAAATTGTCTTGAGGACTAGCTACGATTAACATTGCTTCACAAACTGCACTGAAACTTACTGTAGAATCTACAGCAGGATTTGATCCTATCTGATAACCAGATGCAAAAGTGAAAGAGTTTAAATTACTTGGTCTTGTGCACACAGTAGTAGTTGTTGATGGTGGAACTGTTATGATTGCATCTCCTGATAATTCACAAGATGTTTGGAAAATTATTCCAGCTAAATTACAATTAATTGTTGTAACAGTAGTTGTTGTACTTGTTGTTCTTTCAGGAACTTGTGTAGTGGTAGTTGTTACAAGTTTATTTGTATCTCCTACCAATGCTTCAAATTCTCCTTCAATGTCTGAACAACATCCATTTATACCAGAATAAAAGAAATTGTTTTCAGCTATATACCAATTAGGTATATATGAATGAAAAGAAATCCAACTTTTAGTATTAAAGTTAAATGATAATGTCCATGACTTATTACAGAAATATTCTGGGTCTGTTAAATAAACTTGTGTTGTAAATACAATATCATTTATTGTTTCTTCTACATAGAATTGTTTAGTAGTAGAATTATATTTTACATATGGATCTATTGGAATGTAATCCAATTTAGTAATTATAATTCTATCATATTTAGAATCATATACTCCATGAAGACCAACTCCTGTAAAATTATTATCTATATTAACTCCAGGAATTACAATTCTTTCATTATTAACTATAACTTCTTTATTAGGAAAGTATCTAAGTATTTCAAATGCCAAATGGTCTGTAAAGAATCTATTCAATCCAGAGCCAAATGCAGAAAGATCTTCAGCTTGATTACTATTAACAAGAAATATTTGTCCTCTTTTAGCATCTACAGTTATTTGTCCTTGTGGAATTTTTAATAAGAACTTATTCTGACTTCCTACATATCCAAGATCTGTTTCAGCAAAATCAATTGGAGGAGATGATTTAAATAATGTATCGTTACCAAGATAGGCAGCTTGTGGATTACTTGTATTGATTGTAAGCATTGTGTTATACAACAATGATTTATTTTCAAATCTAGCCAACACAGCTTTATTTTGGATACCATCTAATGATGTTAGATTTCCATAATTCTGAGGAAAATCATATTGTGCTATAGGACGATAGATTAACCAGTTGTTAACTCTAACATCAGCGTTTTGATTTTGTGTATCAGAATAGATTGCTCTAAATGGAAAGTTTGTATAACACAGTTGTGTTGTCCAATCTGGAGGAAGATGTGTAAACGTATTTTCCTTATTTTGTTTAGAGAATGTTACATTATATGTATATGTATTATCATTAGCTATAGATACATAACTTTCTTGAACCCAATCATCAGGAATACCTGTTGTTACATGAGGCCAAAAGTCTCCTTCTTTATTATTAAACGCTTGTCTAAGATCTAAGTTATAACTTGTTTCACAATAGAAGTTAGGAATTCCATATGCAAATAAATAAAAATATCCATCATAGTAAGTTCTATATGTGCCACTAAGACCTGTTAATGCTTGAACATCAGCATTTGGTATAGGAGGATAACTAGCAGGATCACTAGGACAATCAAAGTTATGTGCTTTATAAGAAATAATATTAGCAATTACTGGATTATTAGGAGAACTAATTTGATAGTTATCTAATATACTTCTAGCAGAGTGCCAGTATTTTGGATAGGCAATGTTACCAATCTCATCATAGAATACATCTGAATCATCAGGAGCATTAACTCTATTGTCTATAAAGAAAGGAAGTTTTGTTTTGAATGCAAATCTAGATATAAATGTATCTCCACCAAATATTGTTTTAATTGCAGAAGAATTAACATTTGTTTGAAATCCTGTATCAACTGTATCATATGAATATATTTGCCCCCATTGGTTTACAAACATATTCTTCATAGAAGCATAATAAGAAACTACACTAATATCAGTTTCTTGTGCTGGTGTAGCACATACAAAACTACTACTAATAGTTTGTTTTGATTTATCAGTTACTCCTGTAGAAATCATAGGGAAAGTATCACTTGGAAAAGAAAATCCTGATACTGGTAAAGTGTTTCTATTTTCTATTGTTCTAATAAAAACAGAAGATTCTCTTTGAAAATTATTCATACTTATTCCATTGATGTCTCCTACAGACTGTACAGCTGGAATTAAGTATTGTGTATAATCAATATCTCTTTGTTTAATTCCAAGATCATTTGGAATAGATTCAGAATAATCATAATTAGCAATAGAGTTATATGAATAAGCATAGTTCTTTCTTGTGATACCATTTACATAAATAGTTAAATATGCCTGATATGCTGTAAACATAGCAGTGGCATTAAAGTCACTTGTAATGTTTCCTATTCTATTTGCACTTTCTAAAGCATCTTGTTGTGCTTCTTTAGAAAGCAATTTATATTTAGCATTACTCTTTACTTGAACAAAATGTGCTTTACCAGCACCAAACATTACGTTCTCAAGTTTTAATACATCACCTAAGAATGGTTGTCCAAATGATGTCTCAGGAGAATTAAATATCTGTAAATGATTGTTTTTATTTTCTACACCTGCTAGAGGAGTTTCTTCTTTACAGTTTAATGAAGATCTTCTACTAAATAGTCTATTTTGATCTATGAAATTAGGAAATGCACCACCAACAGTTGCTACTGCACCTAAAACTATTCCTGGAGGAGTTTCTACTTCTCCTAATGCAAACACTTTAGGAGGTCTTATAGATGACCTTGCTTCACAACACTTAACAGTACCAATTATTAACCAAATTGTTCCACATCTTGTAGTTCTAGGACCTTCACCATCTTCAACAACAACAATTGTATAAGTTGCTCCATCACCAATTGCTCCTAAATTATATACATGCTGTTCTCTAAATACTGTACCTGCAATATTATCATCATTAAATGGATCATTCCATCCAGCTCTATGTCCACATGTAAAAAGACCAGAGTCACTGTATATGTCCCAAACATCATAATTAGCAGGACCCACTCTAAGTTTTCCAGTTCCTTTTGATATAGGTCTTGTAATAGAGCAAAATTCATATACTCCAGTACCACCAGTAGTTTGATTAGTAGGACCTCCAGTAGGATAAATCTTTTTAGTTGTAAGTTTGTTAGAGTTAACATCTGTATATTCACATGTAGCGTATCCTAAATCTACTCCATCAACTACATCATTTGATAACCATCTTACTAAAAATGGTTCTGAAACTAATGACCAAGCATTATTATTTTCATTTAAAAATGGATCTACATTTAAATCATTATATGGATAATTTGGAAAATAAAACTTTTGTTCTTCTCTTTCATACTCTCCTACATTTCTAAGAATACCTTTAGCAATAACAGATTTATTTGTACCTCTGTCTCCTCTGATTATTTTATATCCTACAATATCTGCCTTTTGACTATTTGTTAAATTAGAAGAATTAATATAATTTAAAACTTGAGTTGTATCTATTATTACACCAATAGGAAATACAGCGTCGTTCTGCATAACTAATGCACTTCCTGGACCAGCAAATAAAGCTGATTCATAATGAGGGGAAACTAACACATCTGGAAACTTATGATGTCTAATAGGTTGATCAGCTAAGTCTCCCCAAAGATCTATGTTGCATGGGTAAACATCTTCTGATTCCCAATAAGCAAATTCACCATATTCGTATGGTGTTGCATTTCCAATTGGATCTCCTACAGCAGGTCCAATTACAGATGCTGTGTTATATATCTTCCAATAAGGAGCAGAAGGTCCTTCTCCTATAAAATCTTCATTAGTATCAAGAACATCTGGATATGCTTCATTAGAATTTTTTTCTCTTCCAGGAATATGAAAACCATCTGTTTGTTTTCCATTTCTCAATAAGAATACAATCTCAAATGCATACACCTCATCACGCATGTATCCACGTAAATTTGTAGCATTGAGTTCATCTGAATAGTTTTCTGTAGCAGGAAGTTTATATGTTTGCCATTGAAGTGTAATCTGACTAGCAATAGATTGATAATTAATTCTATCTATAGATGTTAAATTATCCCATATTAATATGTCTTGTACAGATGTTAGATCTTGTGCTATTTCATAATAAGGATATTTTAAGAATATATCATTTATAGTTAATCTTATTTGTGTTTGGTTTTGTCCTGTATATATGATATTTTTATTTGCTTCATCGATAAAATATGTTCCCACTAACTCAACAGAAGGAATGTTATTTATTGTTTTGATTACAGCAAGATTAAAATACTGAAACTGTCCTGTAGCATCTAAGTTATTAATATTAACAACAATAGATTTACCAACAGCATAATTAAAATTAGGAGTGACTATTTGTATATCAGCAATAGGTGTTGGATTAGTAACTGAATAATAAGATGTGTATTCATTACCTGATGCATCACAATACTGTATAGCAAATTGATATGTGCCTGAGATAAGATCTCCACCATTTCTAACATCAACTATTGTTAACTCAGGAATATTAAAATTAGGTTGTAATTTTAATTGATTACAATCAAGTTGATCAGTAAATGAAGGATCACAAAGATCAGAATCAATTTGTAATATATAAGGAATATTATTTATGTCTAAATATCTTCTTGGATTTAAACCATCTGTCCAATATAATTCTGTTGTACAATTTGTAATTTTATGTACAACTTTATGTATTGGATAATTTATATCAAAAGCAAGACATGGTGCACTAACTAATATTTTATAAACACAATCATTATTCTCCATATATCCTATTTGACATGCTCCTGTTTCAGGATTAGTAATAAAAAATATGTGTTTACTTTGCTCAACAATAAAATGTGTTCCTATTAAAATAAACTGTGCAGGAAACTCAATACAAAATTCATTGCCTGGTTCATTTTGATAACTAACTGAAGAAGCATCAAAGTTTTCAACTGATGCGTTTAATGCATAAGTTAATTGTCCTTTAGCTATCTGATTAACACTGTTATCTAAATTTAAACCTGTTGAAGCAACATTGTATTCTGATTTAATGTTCCCTTGTGGTGTATTGTCTTGAGATGTATTATCTGCCATGATTAATTATTTCTTCTTCTTCCATAACGATTAGTCGTATTTGGAAGTTCGTACATATTAAATCTATTTAAATCTTGTCTTATTCTTCTTTGTTTTGTGTAAACATCTTGTTTCTTAACTTCAATGCTTGCCATAATAAATGCTTCATCATACAACTGTTTGTAATATACAAGTTTTTGTTGTAACTGATTAAAGGTTTCATCATTAGTTTGATTTGTAAGCATCTCAAATACTTTGTATTTAATGAATGCTTCTATGTACTCTCTAATACGATAGTTGTCAGGAATCAATTGACTACCAACTTCATCATACTCTGTAGCATAAAATAATAATTGTATTGTTGCACTTCTAAAATTAGTTACAATTTTATTGTCTCTAATGTCAAATGAATCATAAACAGCTGCTCCTGGAAAATTTGAATTTACAACAGAATGCTGTCCATATAATTCTAAATCATTTGAATAATCTACAGAACAATTACTTCTAGCAGATATGTTACCTGGTTTAAGAAGATATGATTGTCTAAATGATCTTGTTGTTTGATGATTAGTTTTATATACAGCTTGGATTAATTCTGGCATACATGTAGGACATCCTGTTGTGCATTCTAAATTTGTACAAGGAACTCCTCCTGATGTTACAGGAGAAACTTGTATTGTAGTAGAAGATGCTGCTTGTGTATATAATGAATTAGCTGATTGATATGGAAGTTGAGGAATCTCAACTAACATCCAAACTTCTCTTGCAGCATAAAAGTTATCTGGAAGTCTTGCTTGAAAGTCATCTATATATAGAACTTCTTCAGAGATTACATAAGTTGTTCTTCCAAGTTTCTGTAGACACTTGTCAAGGTACGTTGGAAATAAAAGATCATCTACTGCACCTGTATCAAAATAAGACTTTAATTCTTCTTTGACAGTAGCATAGACTGGTTCAGGACTTACGAAATTATATTTATAGTAGTAACTCATTGTTTTTATTATTTAATGTTCCATTCTCTGTATAAGTCTTTATACTTATCATCAGCTTTTATATAGTGAGACAACAGTCTTGAAGTTATTCTTGAAGGTTTAAAATACCATAAGTTAGAATGTCTAAAGCTAGCTATTTTTTTAAACCATTGCCAACCAAAAAAAAATCCTTCTGTATGATAATTGAAGTTGTATATCACCTTCCCTTTCTGTTTAGTTTTTTGCCAATCAATAGGAAGGTTAACAAATTCTTTTCCATCAACATCTTTTATTCTTTTTCTTTTCTTTTTAATTATAGAAAATTCTCCTAATCCAAATGGAAGCTTTACTTTTTCTCCTGTTTCTAATATGTATTGTTTATATTCTTCATTGAATGAATAAATAATATTTCTCCATTCATTGAATGTTAAAATAATATTTGGATTCTTTGAGCAAAAATCTATATAATTATCTTTGCTTGCACTCCTCCATTCAACCTTTACTCTTGACATATATTAACTAGTTGGTTTTGAGTTAGGTGCTTGCCCATCTACGCCATCTTGACTTTGATCTGTTTTAATATTAAAATATGTAGATAAAAGTTTTTGTGATGTCATTTGTAATACAGGTTGTTCTAGATATCCTGGACATGCAAACTCTTTATCTAATGGATTAATACATATATCTTCTAATGAGTATTCTTTTCCACATCCACATTCTGGATATAATATATCATTACTAACATCTTCTTCAAAGAACGCTACAAACCTAACTGCTTGTAGTAATGGATTGTTTACATATAAATATCCATTAGTAATCCAAAAGTATGCCTCATTTTTAATAATAGGAAGTCTTAATAGATTTGCATATCTGTTGACAGATATTTCTTTTAACTTCTTCCCTTTACCTCCTAATGCATTAATAGAATAAACTCCTTGTATTACATATTGGTAATTACCTTCTGATATACGTGGAATCTTTTCTCTACTTCTAGATATTGTACACTCATCTACATAATCACAACATTCAGAAAGAGGAACTTCACACATTTCTAAACAAGGTATTGTTGTAAATAATGTGTCTGTAGCCCAAAGCTTTCTAAGATTTGTTTCTCTCTTAATAAGCAATAAAGAATTGTTTCTTATTTCAGAAGCAATAGCTCTATCTGTAATAAGGCTATCAGTTGATAAAAGTTTATGTACTGAACGTACATCTGATACTAATTTTCTTAATGTTGACATATTGTTTTATATTCTATATTCAAATTCACATATCTTACCTTTATCTTTATCATATACTAAAGCAAGAGCTGCACGTACACTGTGTACATAGTTATTATCTAAGTGCCATCTATCAGTTCCTGATAAACTAGGCATTTGTTGTATTCTTACACCCTTCACTTCTTTAGCCATGTAATGATGTTTATCACCTGTGTGTATCTCTCTATATTTAGCGTTACCAAATGCTTGACTAAATTCTGGATGAGTTGCAAACAATAAAGGCAAATCCTCAATCTTACAATTACCATGATGATAACCAATAAATGTATCTCCTAAAACTACAGCTTTTACTACACCATGATCTCTATTGAAATATATATTAGCATCTTTTTTAAAATAAACTTCTAATGCATGTGCAAGATAATAAGATTTAGTTCTATCATGATTACCTTGTACTAAAACTACATGTACTTCTTTACAAACTTTTTTCATCATTTGAATTGTACCTACTAATATCTCAAACCCTAATTCATATTCAGAATGATAATCCATTATAGTGTCCTGTGGAGTACCATTTGTAGTTTGATGTTGATAGTTATCAGTGTGAAAGAAATCGTTTGATATAGGGAATACAATAGTGTTTATGTCGTATATTGCTTTAACATCATATATAAGAGAAGTTGCTGCAGTAAAATATCTAACAGTTCTATCAGCTACTGAATTATCTCCATCAACATGTCTCTTTGCTAAATGGTAATCAGATAATGATAATTCAACATCTATTGTTTTAGCATGTTGAATTGTAGGATTTGGTTCAGGTATGTAGTTGGATTTGTAATTTTGTAAAAACTTAGCAAAGTCTTCAGGAGAGTAATCTTTTGCTTCTTTTCTTTTTGAGAAGATTGAGGAAGTAAACTTCCCACTTGGTAACATCTTAGACCAGTAATTGGTTATAATATATTTATCTAAGTTTATCTTGTGTAGATGAGCTAATTCAACATCATCTTTAGGATCAAAGTCAGATACAATTGTACTCTCTATTGTACCTCTCTCAATATTTACCTTTCGTTCTTCTGTGTAGTTTTTTAGTTCGTGTTGATTGTTGTCTTTTTCTCTAAGTTCTTTCAATAGTTCATTCACTTCAAATTCACTTATTCCAAGTCTTTCAGCATAAAACTTCTTACTTTTTTTGTGTGTCAGTAATTCTTGCAATTGAATTAATAAGCTTTGATTTTCAGACATATATATTTATATTAGTTAAAAATATTGTAAAGATAAAAAATTGTTTTAATAGTTAACAATGTTTTTTAATTATGAATTTAATTCTTTATAACTAAAATAGTTATAAATAAAAACTCCTCAGACATAAATCTGAGGAGAAAACCCTGTTAAACCAACAAAAACAAGGTTAATTATATTATGGTGTTGTAGTTGTGGTGGTTGTTGTAGAAGAACTTGTACTAGTAGTTGTGGTCGTACAACATATAACAGATAGTGATGCTGTTGAAACAACAGTAGTTATAAGTATATCATTTTTCATGTATCTGAAATTCAATATACTTGCTGGATCATTTGTACATACGTCTGTTGAATAATATGTACCAGCCACTGTATAAGATGCTTGGCTAAATACACCATTACAATCTAAAAAGAAAAAACTAATTAAATTATCATCTGCAGGATTAGTATTTCCAGTAGCGTCATCTAAGTCTGTTTGACTAATGTTAGTTTCTATTTCAAAACATCCACAAGCTGCAGTTGTGGTAGTAGTAGTTGTGCTTGGTATTTCTATTACAGGAATATCAATATAATTTGTACAAAGTTCTCCATTTGATTTCACTCTGATTATAGCTGTATAATCAGGAACAAGAGATGATGCATATCCTGCTATTAATGCAGCTCTGCTTACACCTGATTCAAATGCAGATACATATCCATCATTATTTGAATAGAGATCAAAAGGACCAGAGTCTGTTCCTGCTATTACTAATGTTATTAATACTGTCATATTATTTGGTTTTTAAGTAGTGGTAGTAGTTGTAGTAGTAGGACATGCATTATTTTCAAGTATTTCTACTTTTACTCCTAACACTAATGAACTATCAATTATACATCCTGTGTTAACACTAGTAGGGAATGTAATTGTTCCATCAACTGAAAGACCTGTATTACAATCTGTAGCTGACCAATCACTATCACCAGGGAATCCACTAGGACCTGTAGTTCCTAATTTGTATACTGAACAAGTAGGTATAGCAGTTGTAGTGGTAGTTGTGGTTTGTGCGTTAATACAATCCCATACTGTTTGACACTCTACTGTATTATTTACAATAGTTGTAAACTGATTATATAAGGATGTGTTATTTAAAATGTTATTGATTATTGTTTGTACCATTTCTGGACTACAAATAAATCCATCTATTGATTGTATTACTTCTGTAAGTGTGTCACAATTTGAAACACCTGTACATGATAAATCAGGTCCTTGGTATACAACTTCATCTGATGAAGTTTTACATCCACATGGATTATTTTCACATCCACAATTTATATTAATGTTATTTGTACAAGACATTTTTATTATTTTTATTTTAAATTAATTATTAAACACTACAGTCACCAGTTAGAGTAAAGTCAATCTTTCCATTATCAATATTAGTACCAAAAGGAACAGTTAAGGGAGCACAACATACAACTACAGCTGAAGGAAACTCTCCTTCTGGATTTTGCAATGTTATGTTAATTGACTCACCACCACCACAAGGGTCATATGAAAATGCTGCTGGAGTAGAGAAGTTAGCAAATACTACAAAGCTTCTACAAGAGAGTTCTTCAGTAGTAGATGTTGTAGTTGTTGTTGGTATACAGCAAAGTTCCTCACTATCAAAAGGAGTTACTGGAACAATGTATGTAATACCAAACCTTACATATGATCCTATTATAGAATTTATATCTTGACTACAAATATTATAAGTTCCTTCTTCTGTATAAGTTTGTATAACAGTATCTCCATTACAATTTTCATATTGTACATCTGCACTTCCTGTATCACTTAAACCTATATATGATCTAAAAATAGTTATATCAATATATGTACAAGGACATATTGTTGTAGTAGTTGATGTTGTTGTTGATGTAGAAGTTGACGTACTAGATGTAGTTGTAGTTGTTATAGAACAATCAACAAAATTTGTAACAGCAGTTATTCCATTTAATACTAATGATGTATTTATAATACAAGGAGTAGTGACAGTATTTCCAGCAAAAGCTAAAATACCTTCTGCAACGCCTCCAAAACATAATTCTGCTATCCAGTTACCATTATCAGTAATTGCTGTTAAATCATACACATGACATGCTTCAGCAACAGTTGTGGTTGTGGTAGTAGTAGAGCTTGTACTAGTTGTACTAGTTGTTGATGTACTAGTAGAAGAAGACGTGGTTGTAGTTGTTGGTGGTGGAGGTGGTCCACAATCATCTATTGTACTACAATTAATTGCACCATTTACTAATGTAATAAACTCAGGATATTCTTCTGGATTATTTTCAATTTGATTTAATATGTATTGTGTTAACTCTATGCTACATAAAAAATAATCTAATTGTTGAAAAGCTTCTGATGCTGTCATTCCTGTTGCAACATTAGAACATACTCCAGCTGAACCATCATATACTAAATCATTAGTGGTAAGACCACTAGGATTACATGAAGTTCCTGGATTAGTAGGAGTTTCTGAACAATCACATTTTTTTGGTAAGAATGGCCACATAGTTAATTAAGGTTTGTACATTATATAATAACAACCTTTTGATGGTTGAACATTAGAGTGAGCTCCTCCACCACCCATTCCAGCATTTGTTAAATCTACATCAACAGTTATTCCTGTTGATTCTTCAGAAGTTAGATAAATCTGTCCAGTACCAGTTCCATCTGCACTTATATTTGCTGTTGTATATGGAACTGACCCAAAAGGAAAAATATCATTACTAGTTCTTAATGTATTTAGAGGACTGGTTGAATCATCAGAAAACTTATGTCTATGTTCAGGATCATTAAATGTTGTAACTATTGTATTTGGGTGCGTGTGGTTTGGAATTTGTCCAATACCTAATGTAACTGTAGTTGATCCATTTAATGAGTCTGGTCCTGATATAGTATAAACAGGATTATCAGGATTAACTGCAGGGTCAACTATAGAATTAAGTGTTCCTCCACCCATTCCTGTTGTTACACCTACAAGTGTCCATCCTCTTAAATCAGGTGTACCATTATCTCCATTACATAAATACACGTTAGCCCAATAACCAGATCCTACTCCTGATATACTAAAACTGTCTCCAATTGAAGGATAGTTTGAAAGAGGTCCAAAATAAGGAATTGGAGCATAAGGAACCATTTTAGAACTAGCTAAAGGTGAGCTAGCTAAATATGCAGCTATATACGAATCTACATTAAATATAGTTACATTAGTTGCAGCCAACTGTGCTACTAATATACTAAATGCTGAATTTAATGAACAAAGATTATCTATAGTTGCTTGTAACACATCATGTGTTTCTGAAAAAGATGTAACACCTGATAAACATGCAAATCTATAAGGGGCATTTAATATATCAAGCGTAGCATCAATAACATCTATTTGAGTTTGAAGATCACAAACTGTCTTTACAATAGCTGTAAGTATTTCATTTAATGTGAATCCTGTACATGTAGTACAAGCAGGAAGATATGATTTTACAATATCACATATAATATCAGGATCTATAATAGGTTTTATTCCTGTACCATTTATTGCTGGAACAAGAAAGTTTACAATAGCATTTTCAACAGCAAGTAAATTATCACCAGTTGAAATACCAAGAGCAGGAACATCTATTCCTGTATATTTTACGCACTGATCTGAGATAGTTTCAGCACATCCATTAAAGCAATTGTTGCAAGACATAGTTATTTGAATTTTAAAATTTTTATTTTACTAGCAATCATGTTAACAGTAAAATGACCTGCGTAGTCTGGATTACATATCTTATATTGCAATATTCGTTTATAGTTTAATAAATCAGAAATAGCTTCCTGATTAATAGATATGTTTAACATAAATACAATATTATTATATAAACTAGTACTCATCTCTGCAACCTTGCAATCAATGTCTGCAATCAATGAAGAAATGTCTGAACATTCAGAACAATTAGTTAATCTAGGGCTTAACATAATCTAAAAAAATTTAATGCTTTAGTTGCAGCAGCACGACATGCTGCACACAATCCATCTTTCAATTGACATCCACATCCAACATTAGCACCACAAGTTCTACAATTTGCCATTTTATTTAATGATATTAAAATTATTTATATAATTATTTCCAGAGCATCCACAATTATTTCTCATGAAATTAGTTAATGCTCTATCTGCTTGTTTATATAGTTTATTTGAATTTACTATTGCACAGTTATTAGCTGCTGCAATTGCTCCTTGAATAAAGAAATATATAGAATTTAGTTCTACTTTAGATTGTGTTCTTATTGCACTATCACATTCCATCATATCAAGTCTCATAAATGCATCATCAAATCTTTCTTGAATTTGATCTGTACGCATTATAGATCTTTCTACAAAATTTATATTAGCAGGTGCAATTGAATATTTTAAGTGGTATACACCATCAGGAAGTGGTTGATTAGCTCCTGTTGATGAGATTCCTAAATTTTCTGACGTAAAGATATTAAAATTATTAACATCAAAAGGAATAATTGCAACATTAAATCCAGGAGGAGTTATCTCTATCGTTGGAGATGTTACAGAAGGGGGAGTAGTTGGATATGTAGACGCATCAATAACTCCAAGAGTTAAAGTGTTATATGTAGGAACTACTAAAATATCTAAGTTTAATGATGGCATATTTTTTTGTTTTAATAAAAAAGGGGAGGAATAAAATTCCATCCCCTTTGATTAATTATTAATTAGTACACTACTTATGGCGCTGTCGTAGTAGTAGTAGTTGTCGTAGGAGCAACTGTTGTAGTAGAAGTTGTTGTAGGAGCAACTGTTGTAGTAGAAGTTGTAGTGATACAAGCTCCAGACGAAGCATCAGTAAAATATTCTGATCCAAGTGCAGCAGCTAAAATATTATTTACAGCAGTAGATTCAGTTGAACCAGAAACAGCAGCTATAATCACTGTAGAATCTTCTGTGATATAATCACCCCAGTTATATGCACCTTTGTAATACTCATTAAATTTAATGTAGTAAGTATCATAAGTAGCACCAGGAGAAACCCAGCTTTCAAAGTTACCATTGTAACCAGCCATTCTGTATAAATGTTTCAAGTAACCTGCTTGGTAGCTATAGAAGTTTTTCTCTAATTGAGCAATTTCTGTAGACAATCCTCTAGCAAAGTTAGATTCTTGTGTAATAAGTGTATCAGCAACAATGTTACAATTATCAGCAACAATAAAGTCAGCTGTAGTTGCAGGACCACTGTATACAAAAGTTCTAAACCAAAGTCTATCAAATTCAAATGGGAACGCAGCAACGTCACATGGTTGTCCATATACAGTTATTGGTTTTCCTTCAATTTGTAAAACAGTTCCACCTACATTTGTAAATGTATAGAATTGAGTTAAGTGAATGTTGTCAGGGTTGTTACCAGGAGCTTGTGCTTCTAATTTCTCAATAAATTGATCAATCAATGCACTTACATCAACTGTATCACAAGGATCACCACCACAATCACAACAAGGTGCTTGTACAGTCACTGAACGTGTGAATCCATTGAAGTACAATGTACTAAGATAAGAAGAGAACCCTCTTAATGTTAATGTCACAGTGTCACCACAATGAACATTCCAGTCACTAACTTCAGTAATTTGATTTACTGGAGTTGGACATCCTACTACTTTGTAAGCTTCAATTACGTTTGATTTACAAGAAGATCCACTTGGACAACCTGAAATCTTATCAGAACGTTTTGTTCCTTGAAGATAGGTGTTAATTCTACCTTGAGCTACATAGAAATAAGGAAATGATGCAACATTTCCAGAATTTACAGCTACATAACTTGGATTAAAAAATCCTACCTCACCAATGTTTCCATTAAGGGCTTGTGTCAATACTCCAGCACTAGCGATTGGAACGCCACTGGGAACTACGAATAACGTAGTTAATGAAAAATCTGCCATTTTATTTATTTATTAATTGTTAAAATTTATTCGTTTGTTTGTATTCTATACTGTGCACTTTGCACAGCTGATTGATTCTCTGTAAACATTGCTAGATTCTGTACTGTTAAATCTAACAATTCATCTTCTAGATATGTCTCTAATTCACAATCTTGATCAAATGATGGCAAGCCATCTAACATAATATATCCTGTTTTATTTATATATACTGGATATCTCATATACATTATATTTATACTTTTAGGAGTGAATGTCCCATCTGTAAATATACTTATTTCATCAGAGGCAAGAAAGTTAAATGTTTCTTGATATTCAAAACTTGGTTTGTAATGTTCATTGTTTAATATGAACTGAAGGTCACCATGTTTTGCAAGATCTCTATTGATCCAAATTTTTCTATCCTTACATCTTCCTTTATCAGCTAAAACATATGAATCTACATAGAACATATACTTTGGTTCTAATTGATGTATGTTAGTTTTCCACTGATGTATTTCTTTATCTGATTCTACAAGCGTTAATGGTTGATGATTATAATCTATTACTAATCTTTGCAGATCTTCATATCTTTTCTTAAATGCATCCATTCCTAGTCCACTAACTACACTAATGCCATCTACTTTCTGCTTTATCAACTTTATCTGAGCTTCGTTAAGAGCTAATATCTTATCTTCAAGCTGAATCTGTTGATGTTCATTAGTAGATAGTTTATTTAGTCTTTGATCAATTTTATATAATAAACTATCTACTTGAATCATGTTTTATATTTTTAAACTAGCTTCTTATACAGCAGCTATTTTCTTTGTTTTTAATTTTTGCTCAAGAACAATTAACTCATCTTGATTATCATCATCAGCAAGGAATTTGATTAATGATTCCTCATCTGTAGCAATTTCATATTCTCCTTCATAAACCTTACCAGTTGGTTTGATTCTATATATAGAATGATTAATTGCTTGTTTAACTAAATCTTTAATATGTAACAAGTTTTCTTTCATGTCAGCAAATCTGTTAAATACTTCAACAGGATTTAAACCTTGGAATGCTCCAGATTTGAATTCTGATTGTTTTAACATGTTATCTACTTGATTATATACAATTGCTTCTTTAGTATCTTCTGTTACTGGTAAACCTAATAGTCTTCCAACTTTACGTTTTTTCTCAGGAGACATACTATCAAACTTAACAATTGCTTTATTAATCAATTGTTTTTTCTTGAATACTATTCCACTTTCAATATCTTCATCAACAATATAAAATTGTGTGTCTGCAGCAAATTCACCTCTTTCCCAAGCTTGATAAGAACTTGCAATAGTTGGGTGAACTCTTAACCATGAAAATGCTAATTCCTGAAAAGGAACGCTAAGATCAAAGTAGTTATCTCCATCTAATAATTTTACAGACTGTACGTGTGTAACATCATCTGTTGAAAGTGATAATCCATAGTTCCAAAATTTAGATCTTGGTGATAAATCAATATCTCCTAATGCAGATTCTAACTTCTCACGAAGATTTGTAACTCTTTCTATCTCCATTTCTTTTTCAGTTGGATCTGAAATCCTTTGGATGTATGCAGCTTTTGCATCTAATCCTGTTCTGTACTGACCATCTAGTTCCTTATAAGGATATTTAAAAACTCCTGTACCAGGAATTCTTGTCATATTATTTCTTGAAAGCTCACTTTGCATTGTTTGCAATTGTGAATTACTTGAATAGTCTCTCTTAATCGTAGAGATTTTGCCTAACTTGCCCATATGTAGTTAAATTTAATAATTTGGTTTATAATTTGAAGAGTGTTCCAATCGAATGGAATGCAATATAACATATAGTTATATTCATCACTCTGTTTGAGAAGTTTCCCCTCTGGGAGGCGAGGGGATCTTTCTCAGAGAAATGAGTTACTCTGGTACGCCTACAACTTGATACAAGTTATTGTTCTTCTTGGCGTAGTAACTACTGTTATTATTAGAATTGTGGGATTTCTTCAATCAACACAGTTCTAGACAAATCTTCGATGAATACATCGCATCTGTCTTTCATCCAAATTTCATATCCTGGGAATTTGTTAGCACTTGACATACCTTGAGATTTAGCAAAACCTAAGTGATGACGAGTTCCATCAATATAACCCCATGTCATAGAAGGAGCACCTTTCATACGTACTTCTCTAATGTTATTCACCATAGATCCATCAGACATTGGAGAAACATCAAATACCATAAATACTGGTGTAGATTTTTTGTTTTGTCCAAACTCTAAGTTAGATTGTGGTAAATCTAATTCTTTTAAGTGAATCAATTCAACTCTACCAGTCTCACGTGTAACCATTGCATCAAATGCAAAGTTGTAAGTGATATGCTGTCCTTCACCTTGCATGTATCTGTTTCCAGAATCAGCCATAAATGTAAGACCAGAATTTAATGCATCATTCTTCAAAGCTTGTTGGAATACATCGAATCCAGCTTCGTTAGTGTACATCTTAACTCTACGATCTTTAACATCCACCCTTCTGTAGAATAAATCTCCAAATACTGAACGAATTAAGTTAGCAGAGAATTCTCCTCTATTATATTGTACTAAGTTACCATTGTTACGCATTCTGTGATAAACACCAGCAGATGTACGTTTCAATTCTTGTTTACCACCACCAGTTTTAACTGTACCAGGCTTAGCCCAAATCATACGTTTAACTTTTAGTTCTAACATAGATTTACGCATCCAGAATTCAATGAATGGCTCCCATTTAACATCATTACGAGTTAAAGGTAATTGGTTACGTCTTTGTGGAGCATATACTAAAATATCAAGAGCTTTACCTGAAGCATCTTTCATCATTTTGTCATCAGCCCATTCTGTGATTTTGTGCTCATATCCATATGCAGAACCTAATGATTCAAACATTGTGATTTGCTCACCTAATCTTGGCAATCCTAATAAGTCTTGGTCAAACTCACCAATAGCAGCATCAACCAATTCTAGTTCAGTACCAACTTGTAAAAATTGGCTACTTACAAAATCCATGATTGGATTATCTGTTACTAGATTGAATGTATATAAGAATCCAGCATTCCAAGGAGTTGGATCTTTAATTACATAAAATCTTGGACCATACTGACGAGAACCTACAGATACAATAGCATTTTTAGAGAACTCATTAGTATCTAATACTAATTGGAATTCTTGACCATCAATACCTGGTTTACCAGTTCCTTCTAAAATAGCAGTTAGTGTAGCAGGAATGTCGATAATCTTAGGGAACTTGTAAGGTACAGCAATTTGCCATTTCCAAGCATCGCTATTATTGTCGATGTAGAATGGTGTGCTTTTATTAATCATATCCAAGAAATCATTGCTATACAATGAACTTTGGGTATATAAGCTGATGATTTTTTTATCATAGTCAGCTGGCTCTGTGGAGTGAAAAGACTCCAAGTGATTTGAGTCTGTAAGTTTCCCTACTGCACGTTTGTCCATAGACGCAACACGAGCATAAGTAAAACCAGTTAACCCAGGAATTGTTTGAATTGACATTTTATTATTCTTTTAGTTATTAATTAATTTATTTATTGAAACCATGAAGTTTTATTTGCTGAAGTGCTTGATGTTTTAGCTTTTGTAACTTGTCTTGCAACTTCTCCAAATAGTTCATTTGTTTTTTTAGATACACCATTCTTTTGTATAGTAGATAGTGTTGGATCTTTTTCTAAGATTTTAAGAAGCAATCCCACTTTAACTTTCATGGCATGATTCTCTGGTCTTTTTAAATCTAAAATGGTTCTATCAAAATCTGAAAGTGTTTCTCCAGATGGTGTTTTCCATTTATCTACTAATAGGAAATCTTGTAATTCATTTACTAATTTTGGATTTAATGGAATACCATCAAATTCTTTAGCTTTTAATTTATCTTCAAGTATACCTTGAACATTATTTATATACTGATTTCTAACAGTTTGTTTTTGTTGTAATTCTCTTTCAGCTTGCGCTTCCATTTGATTCAACTTCTGAGCTTCTTTTTTAACTAACACTTTATGATGTTTTGCAGCTACGCTTTCAAGATCACCATAATTTCTTAATCTTTCTATTTCAGTCTCAGTATCATCTGCATCAAAACCTTGATCTTGAAATGCTTGTTTTAATATCTTTACTTGGTTACCTTCATCAGATAAATCCATCTCAGCAAAACCAACTACATTATTATATGTATTAAAATATTCTTTAGGATCAGCTCCCTTTACAAATATGGCTTCAAATGCATTTTGATAATCTTCTCCAAATTGTCCTATGAAATTTTGAACTATTTCTGAAGCACCCTTTTTCTTTTCTGCTTCAAATTTTTGAAGGAATTGTTCAGGTGTAGTAATTGGTTCATCGTCCTCATCTTCATTAAATACTCCAAGCTTAAACAAATCATTTGCTAAAGCAGTAAATTGTGTATTCTCTGATGTATCATCATCTTCTTCGTTAGTTTCTGCTTTTGGTGTTTCCTTAGTTGAAACAATTTTAGTTTCTTCTTCATCATCATCATCATCGTTATCACCTAAAAAGTTAGCAATGGATGCTTGATTTTTTTCATTATCATCAGCATTATCATCAAGTGGAGTGATTGTTTTACCTTTTTGTTTTTCTGGTGCAACTGGTGCAGCAGGAGGATTAGCTTCTTTAATGATTGCAGTAACATCTTCAGGATTACTAGAAGCAGTCTCTGGCTCAAATAAATCGTTTAACAATTCTTGATTACCCATCCCCATTTCCATTGTGTCTTGAATAGAAAAATTACCCATAGACATGTTCTCTGTTGTATCAGCCATAATGTAGTTATATTTAAAAAATTGGTTTATATTCTATGTAAAACTAAAACAGTTATATTAATTATCAAACACTATTACAATAATTCTGTTTATTTTTTTCCATAATATAGCATTAATATTTTTAACCCTTATAATTAGTTATTATTTTGACTTATTTCTGCCTTTTGCATTTTCTTTGGCAACTTGTAAATCATTATTCATATTCTCTCTAGCTACTTGCAACTTTTCTCTTTCTATTGACATCTTATCATTAGCTTGCTTAGTTTTAGATTGTAAGTCAGCCATTCTTAATCCATAGTC